CGGGATTACGTTTTGGGTTTTGGAGAATTACCCGGATTCCGAAATCCCGGTACGCACAAAAGACCAGATTACACAAAGGAAATATCCTTATGTGATACACAAAAAGGTGCAGGAAGTCGTTGGCTATGAATATGACGGGGTAGATATTTCGTCGGTAACATTTAAGTTTCCGTCACGCCGTGACGATGCAAACAAAAATAAGGTCATCGAGACTGCCCGCAGGTATTACCGAGGTGGGGTAGAGGTACTTGAGCGCAGAGAAGGCCAAGAAAATTGGGTTACTGTTGACGAATTGGAATTTTACGACAAGACTTTTTTCCCATTTGGGTATGTAACTTACGCAGACGTGCAAGACCTGGGCAACATCTATGTAGATCCACCATTTTACGACATCGCCAAAATCTGTCATGCAATTTTTGAAATAAACAGCGAGGCGCGCGACATGATGCGTGCGCAGGAGTTTGCGCTGTTGGCGCTGCCTTCTGCCGGTGGAACGTCAACGGCCAAGCAATCCAACACAGTTGTCGGCTCGGCTAATATTATAAGATATCCAGCCGAAACCAGCCGGGAGCCAAAATTTATTGCGCCTGATCCTGGGACACTCCAAGGCGTCCGTGAGTTTGCGGCAGAGTACAGGGAGGATCTGTACCGTATTGCCGAGCAGTCAGGCGTAACAGGTGTAAGGAGCGCAGAAAGTGGCATCGCTAAACAGTGGGATTTTCAGGCGCAAAAGACGATTTTACTTGACACATCCAAAAAATCCACCATGTCTGAGATGCAAATTATTAAAGCATGGTTTGGGTATGTAAACGGAAACACCGACTATTCTGTCAAGTACAATAATGATTTTGACCCTATCGGGGCCGGTGGGCAAGATATCGACGCCGGAACCGAATTACTATCACTTGATTTGTACGGCCCAATCGCAACAAAAGAAATAAAAAACCGCGTCATACGCGCATATCTTCGCGACGAAGACCATGAAACAATGCAAGAAATATATGAAGAAAACCAGCTAATGGCAAGCGAGTCTGGAAATTCAGAGCAGGTGGAATAGGTGCCAATAAATCCAACTTCAGATCTGTTTGAAGAATTTAGATACGAGCTTGATGGTATAAACCAAAAAGTCATTGACGATATAAAAGCACAGATAAAAGATGATGTGCTAGTAACTTTTGGCATTTTAGCAGCTGTAAATCATTCGTTTGCAAAAGAGAAATACAGCGAAAAGGTCATTGAGGATCTATACAGAAAGCTGGCGCTGTCATACATGGTCGGCAGCAAATCACAAAATGTACCATCTGATTTCATTGAGGAGTTTCCCCGCCGTAAATGGACCGGCAGTTTGTCACTTAGCCAAAGAATACACGGAAAAAACGCCCAAAGGGCTGCTGCAAGCGAAATAAAAAATGCTATAAAAAATAACCGCACGGTTGTGCAGTTATCAAAGGCTATTGATGACCGTATATTGTCAAACCCGGATGGTTTAGCAAAGCATATGGACAACGTCATAAGGGCATTTAACAAAAACGCTAAATATATGTCTGCAAAAACACGGGCGGAATTGCGCCGTGCAGTGCGCATGTCACAACGCAGTATAAACATGATGTCTGGCAATAACGTCGGGGCGCGTAGGCTAAAAAAAGCATATCAAAATATCATAAACAAAATTGAGGCTGGCAATCGAGAGGCCATACAAGGCGCAATCGAAAGGGGGGTCAATGCGAAGTCGAGATATGTTACTGAACGGATTGCGCGCACCGAAATGGCGAGAGCATACGGGCGCGGGACTTTTGAACGGTTTGCCAAAAACCCGACTATACAGGCGTACCGCTCAACTCTTAGCAGCGCACATAGGATATATGATATATGCGATGTACATGCGCAGGCAGATTTGTATGGTTTGGGGCCGGGGGTTTACCCTAAAAATGTCGGGCCAAGTTACCCATATCACCCACAATGCCGCTGCATTTTATCGCCTGTTTACGGCGACGCTGGTGAGTCTAAAACCAAAAAAATGAGTGACGCTGCCATGAAACGCCACCTGTCTGGTTTAAGCGCCAAAGAAAAGGAAGTTTTGCTTGGAAAACATGGCACAGTAAACGCATGGAAGAAAAACCTAAGAAATTGGAATGGCCACGTCAAACATTTAAAACAATAGTAAATTTTTTTATTGTGTTATTTGCTTGATATGTAATTATATTATATCATATAAAACAGAGCAGTAACCCCGGAGGTTCTGCTTGGCAACAATGGCCCATTGGCGGCCAAAATCCCAGGAGGTAATCGATATTATGAAATACGCTGATTTGGTAGCTAAGATTGACGGCTTAGATGTTGAGGAAAAGGACGAAATTTTGGATGGTTTAAAGTCTTTTAAGTCAACTTTGGATCAAGAAAACCGTAGTCTTCGCTCGAAAAGGAACGACATTGAATCAAAGTACAACTCTGTTTTAGGTGATTTAAAAGAGTTCGGCTATGACGGTGGCGATATCCCGGTTGGCGATTTTATAAAAACAAAGATCAACCAAGGCGGCGGCTCGGACGGCGATGCGCTAAAAGAAGAGGTCAAATTGATCCGCCAAAAGCTTGAGGACGCCGAAAAACGGGCTTCCGAAAGCACGGCAAAAGCGCAGCGCAGTACGATACAGTCAAAGCTTAGTGACGCCTTGCGTGGCAAATTGCTTGGGCATAACAATATTGTCGAAAACGTGATCTTGTCAGGCAAGGCAAAGGTAAGAGATGGGACAGACAGCGAAGTCATTTTTGTTAATGGCGACGATGTTATGGACTTTGACGCTGGGATCAAAAGCATTATTGATAACAATAGGGAGCTTTTAGTCTCGGCACAAAACGGTGGATCTGGCGGCCAAGGTGGGTCAGGCGGTTCCGGCGTTAAAAAAATGACAGAATCAGATTTCCGAAAAATGGACCCCCGCGAGCGCGCAACATTCATGGCCGATGGCGGGGAATTAACAGATTAAAAAAAGGAAAAGGGTGTAAAAAATGGCTAATGTATTTACAGCAATCCAGCCGGTTTTGTTTTCAGCTGCTAAAAAAGTCGCGCAGGAACCCGTTGGAATGCTTGACGCGATTACAACTGATTTTGATGAAAAGGGTGTCGCATACGGTGATACGCTTAAAGTTCCGGTTGTCCCAGCCGTTAGTGCTTCGGACTTCACGCCTGGCAATGTGGCCTCAAGTGGGTCTGATTTGACGGCAGAGCAAATCCCGGTGACGATTACAAAAAACCGTCAAACGACGTTTCACTTGACGGGCGAGCAGTCGCGTTCATTAGAAAATGGTACGATCCGTTCAGATTGGATTGAGCAGGCGACGATGCAGATGATGCGCACGCTGCGAAACGAGCTTGAGGCCGACGCATGGGCGGCTGCATATAAGGGCGCATCTCGCGCTGCGACTCTTGACATTGCCACAAACAAGCTGGACGATATCGCAAATTTGCGTAAAATTTTGCGTGACAACGGAGCGGCCATGGCAGATGCGTCGCTTGTGCTTGGGACAACCGAGTCGACGGAAATGATGCAGCTTGATGTCTACCAGAACGCCAACCAGTCCGGTGAGCGGGACCTTGCACGTGCTGGAGGGTTGCCGAAGAAATTCGGGTTTCAGATTCTGGAGTCGTCTGCGGTTGATACTCACACCAAAGGCACTGGCACGAGCTACCAAACCAACGAGGACCCGACGGCTGTGGGGTCAACCACAATTAATGCTGACACCGGGTCGGGCACTTTGCTTGCTGGGGATCGCATCACGTTCGCGGCCGATTCGGCAAATATTTATATCGCAAATACGGCACTGTCTGGCGGGTCTTTTACAATCGGCAGGCCTGGTACACAGGTGTCTATCGCTGATGATAACGCAATCACAATCGGAGCCAGTTACCGGCCGAACATCGCGCTGGAACGGTCGGCGGTTGTCGGGGTTGTGCGGCCACCGGAAGGCCCGTGGCAGTCTGGTACTACCGCAACGCTGGTGTCGGATCAATACGGCCTTACGTACCTTTTGCTTGACATCCCGCAGGACGGGCAGCGCACTTGGCGTCTGCACCTTGCTTGGGGCTTTAAGGCTGTAAACAGTGAGTTTATCGCAGTTGGTATTAATTAATAAATTTAGCGCCATTGCCAACGCACGCCTACCACACAATTGGCGCTAATGGCTCGCGTCGCATGCCCCCTCCTATCATGCGGCGCGACATTTTTAAGAAAAGGATTATCATATGAGTACTGTTAAAATGTCACGTGGGTTAAAATTTGCTGATGTCCACAAGGACGAAGTAAAAAACTGGTCTTTACTTGGCTGGTCAATTGTAAAGGGCAATGACGAAAATGGTATTAAAAATAACGAGCAAGTTGCCGAAAATGGCCCGGGCCGTAAGAGGCCAGGTCGCCCAAAGGGCACAGGCCGCGATAGCTGAAAAAATGCAAGAGGCGGCTGCTGATGCACGAATGGTCCACCGCTTCCAGACACGCACAGGCGCGACCGAGCAAAGCGTAGAGAGGTCTTTGATCCCTAATGGGGCACGGGTTATTATTAACCCTAACATATCGCCATACGGTAAATTTTTGCACCGTGGTTTCAGGAGCTGGGCACCGGACCCGTTTTTGCAAGATGCTGTTGAAAGAAAAACGAAAGCGATGAAAGACAGCATACGTCGTGCGATAGTAAAATTAATGCGCGGGGTTTGATAGTATGGGTGTATTTTTAAAAAATGTTGACATTACCGACAACGTAATAAAAAAGCTTATCAATGCATTCGGAGACGGTCGAGGTCAAGCTTATTTCGAAGAAGTTGACAATAAAATTTATGACATTGCCGAAAAACACAACACGGCATCAGGCGAAATCGAGCTGACGCCTATACATTTTGTGATAAAAAGGTTTGCATTGTATTACTTCTGCTGGGCGGTCGCACGCGATTACATGGGCACAAATGCCGGAAGCTCGCCGGTAGAAACCGAAGTATATAATATAAAAATGAGAGTTTATGCAAGCCTTTGGAAAGATTTGGAGCCAACGATAAATTACGAAATGCTGACGGGCAACATTGACGATTCCGGCGATCGTAATTATTCATACGGAATCATGCTGCGGAGCAGATAATTGGCATCGCTATTAAGCACAATCGAATCGAAAATCGAAGAGCAAATATGCGCAATGCGCAAATCTGATGGCTACAATTATAACTGGATGTCAGTCAATGTGCCAGACCAATCAAGGCAGGATTTCCCGTCTGCAGAAATAATGGTATCACCAGAAGGCTACATTGAAAATCTTGATGATGAGTCACCCGCTCATATGGATGCGTATAGCCAGAGAGTCGTATGGTTAATACGCGTACGCGCTGAGCTTGAAAATATTTCGTTGGATTCCGAGCCGTCTTACGAAATAAACGAGAGGCTCAACGAGGCATTGGACGATTTGCTTTTGCTGTGGGGTGGCGGTGGAGGATTACAGGCTGTGCAGGATATTGGTGTTACTGATATGCAATTCCAGCGAGCCAAAAGGGTTTTTACAGAAAATGGAGATATCGTTAGACCTAAATATTTAGATACTTATTGGCGTTGTAAATACATGCAAGACCGTACTAATCTTGGATTGTTTGCAAGCCCAGCATAAAAAAGGGGTATTTGTATGGTAGATGGTGATGCGACGATTTCTGTCAATGGAAATCCAATATTGGCAGGGGAATACCTACAATTTAATCGAACTGTTTCCGGTTGCGATACTGTTGTTGTTGGTGATATTGTTTACCGTGGCGGTATGGAGCTGCCGAAACTGAAAAACACAAATTCCGAGTTAAAAAATAAAAATAAAAAAGGGGTAAAAAAGGATGTCGATTGATTATTACAATTCCAAGTTGCGCGTGCTTGTTGGCAAAATTGAAAGCACAAAAGGAACCGCTGAAACACTGGTAGATTCTGACTTCGATGTCAGGATTCGTGACATTTCAGCACCTGACCTTTCTAACATTGGCGTTGACGACGAATCGTCGATGTTTGCAACCGGTGGCCATGGTGGGGACATCTCAATCATAGGCGAGCGTCCGGTAACCTTGTCATGCTCAATTAAGCTGGCGAACGGTGGAGCTAGTGCAACAGAGCCGCTGAGCTGGAAATTTCTCAAGGCGTGTGGCCTTGTGTCAAAAACTTATTCCACAAATGGTGTTGCACTTCAGGATAGTGTCGACGGCGATGATGCAACAATGACACTGGGGGTCTACGATATCCAAATGGGCAGTACACCTACAGCGGTATTGTATAGTATCGCAGGATCAATGGGCGATTGTACAATAGGCTGCGAAGGCGTTGGTATGCCTGTAAAAATGGATTTTGAATTTACCGGCAAAATCGCGTCCGTATCTGATGTTGCAAACGCAGACATCCCGGTACTAACCAGTCCTAATACGACAACACCGGCAAAAGGGCTGTCAAACACGGTAACTATTAATGGGTCAAGCGCAAAAATTAATTCGTGGTCTCTTGCTCTTGGCAATACCGTTGCTCAAATAAAGTCTGTAGGGGAGTCAACCGGCATTTTTCATAGCGTCATACAGGCGCGTAACCCGGTTTTGACACTTGACCCTTACCAGCAATCGGTCGCCAACGAGGATGTGTTCGCCGCTCTTGTTGGTGAGACAACGGGCGTAGTTAGTGTCTCAACCGGCGAGGCAATTCCGTTCACTCTCAAAATTCCTGTTGCTCAACTTTTACCTTATTCGATTGAGGATCGCGACGGTTTGACATCACACAGTCGACAATACCGCGCACTCCGAAACGCCGGTAGCGATTCGGACATAGCGGACGAAAGTACATTTGAACTTTTGCAAGGAGCAAGGTCATGATGTGGAAAAGTAAAACTTTTTGGACTGGTATTGGCACTGTCGGTTACGGCGTGTATCTGATTACCGCAGGAGACACAGGCGTCGGCGTACAGACTGTTTTGGGCGGGTTAGGTATTATTTTTTTACGTAGCGGAATAGACAAGTCAAAAATATTTTAAATATTTTGATATTTTTTTATTAGGAGTTTTTAAATGCCAGAATATCATCTTACAAAAGAAATGGTTGAGCGATTGCAGGGTGGAGCGAACCCGCTTTAAATCCGTTAATTTGGCCCCGGGCGCGGCCATGAGCGAATGCTGGATCCGTACAATCGTTTCGGCCTGAATCCGCAGATCCCGCTCCATCAACAGCTCGTAGGCTCTGGGTTGAGAGCCGGTCAGCGCATTCTCAACCGGCAGCATGGCCAGATTGGCCTGCCCGCTTTCAACCGCCTCAAATATC